TAAACTTAGGTATCACAGGTACTATGTTCCAATCTAGATTTATATAAGACAAATCCCCATTTACAGCGAAGTTTTGTTTATACTTAGCTATACTTTGCATACCATTAGCATAAAGTCTCCTTCTATGAAACTCTACTCTTTGGTCGAAGTACTTACAACTTCTACTACCATCTCTTTTAAACCACTCATATTGAATAGCTTGACCCACCCTTAAACCATACTCCATAGTCTTCTTTTCAGAAAAAGGTTCTGTACCTTTAGGGAATGTTTTATGAGTTATTTTAACTTCTCCTTTTCTATTTTGTGGTTTCATATATTAATTTTTATATGTCTTTATATTTACTTGTATATTATTAACCTCTTGCTTTGGTTTGTATAAGTTTCTGTTTACAGCCATTATTGCTAAACCAGAACTAATAGAGGCATCATACTTTGTTCTATTGCTTATATCAAAATGTTTCCAATCATCTAATGTACGATTAAAAGGCATACTACCACACTCTCCTGTTTCTGCGTTAAACCCTACATACTTATCAATATAAGACTCTATAGCTCCTGCGTGCATTTGCTTTATATCTTCAGAAGAGTTAGGCATACCACCTAATTCTTTTTCTGCTGGAGATAGTCTATTACTAACTTTATCAAATCTAGTTATACTAAAACCTCTATATCCCCTATTTTTGAAGTGATATAATAATCTAGGTTTGTTGTTCTCTGCTAAAATAGGCATACCATAAAACACACAAGCCATAAGAACATCCTCAAACATTATTTCAGCAGTCTTAGGTCTAGCTATATACTCTAAGAAGAAATGATTGCTAGGTGCATTATTAAAAGTAAAACTAGTTAATCCATGTAAAGCAGCTTTAGATGCTCTACTTGTATCCTCATTATAACTACCATCATTTCTAACTCCTTCAACTGTTCCAGATATATCATATGAATCACACCCAAAAGCACCAATATCTCCATTTAAGGGATGTTTACTATATCCACCATAACCTAGCCTGGTCTCAAACCTATTTTGCATTTCTCTAGGAGGTATCCATGAAACATGAAACCTACCATTTGGATTAGGATTCCAAACAACCTTAGTATCTGGAATACCTTTATCCCAAGAGAAATTACCTCTAACTATATTTTCTTCAGCCAAAGAACCTTCGTTAAATTCTATTTGACTTATTATTTTCTCTACATTAAATAAAGCTTTATCTATTTTATCTCTAAAAGCCTCTTCTTCTTTCATTGGATTAGCTCTTAATTCTTCATTATAAGCTATATCACTCTTTTTTCTTTTTTGTTTTCTTTTAGATTCAAGATACTGTATTGACCCAATTTTTTTTGTTTTACCTTTTACATTAACAAAAGATTTACCTTCCTCAACTACTTCATGACAAACACCGTACTTATCTGTAAACTCAGTCATGTTTTTGTGAGCTGGTAAAAAATAAGCATATAATCCACTAGGAGTTCTTTCTGTTATCTTATCTCTATCTTTAACTAAAGAAGAATAGTATAATTTTTTAAAAGCAGCACCACCTTTACTCATCTCAGCTACAGTTGAACCTATAAAAGCTTTACCTACTATATCTCCTCCCTCATCAAATGTTGGTGATATTTGACCCCAATGATTTTCGTAGTTATTTGGTTTTTTCCACTTCCCTGCTTCATCACCTAAATACCTATACATAGCTTGACCATCATAAGAATCGTCATTTGTAGGTAAATAATCTATAATATTATTCAAATACCCATCAGTAGATGTGTCTTTCTTTTTTTTATTTTCTTTACTTTTACTTCCAGGTTTAGCTGCTTCTAATTGTTTCTTACTGTCTTCAGCTCCTTTTATTACTGGCTGAAAGAAAAAAGGTAAATTAAGAAATGCGTGTGAAAACTTTACAAAAGCTTTACCTGCATCTTTATCTGTCTTAGAAGTCATACCAAACATTCTATCTTTAGAAGACGTGAAGTCATTAAGCATCTCTGCTATTATTTGATAAGTAAAACCTGTACGTCTTGACTTTAAGAATATCTGACCTAAACACCTCTCGTCTATAACGCAAGCCCTACTGAAGTAGAACATATTTCTTTGGGCATCTCTATAATCCATATACTTACCTCCATCCTTCATCTTCATCCATTGTAAAGCAAAGTAATTAGCTCCTGTCAAATAAACAGCTTTACCATTGTTCATAAACCAAACACCTTCTCTACGTCTTCTAAATTCCTCTATTATGTAATCAACATAACCTTCTACGCTACCAGGAGTCAATCCTAATGGCATCGGAGTCCTTCTCCAATACTGCTCTTTCTTAGGTTTATCTGAAAAAAGTATGTGCTTCTTCATTGGTTTTTTAGGTAGAATTATGTTTAATCCTCCTAAAACTATCATCTCTCCCTTTGTTCCTTTAGGGTCTAATACTATAGCATCTTTCTTTTCATCATACCACTCCTTGTAATAATCCTTAGAAGACAAAAACTCATCGTTAGCAAACTTCTCAGGATAACCTCTTTGAAATTCATTCTCCTTTAGATTTATCTTATCAGCATCTAATTGATTTCTAAGTTCAATTATACTATTATTCATTGAACGAATACCTTTTAGTATAACTGTTTTTGCAGCAATTGCTTTTTTATGATTAACAGCATCTAGGTTTTCGTAATCAATTTCTTCTCTTAATGAGGCTCTTAATATATTTAATGAGAAATCTCCAGCTTTAACTAATTGTCTTAAATACTTTTTTAGTTTTGTGTATGTAGGTGCGTTTTCTGAATTTTGCCAATCTAATATAAGCTTCTTTCCTTCTATAAAGGAATTAGTCTTAGCAGATATTACATCAGCAATACGCTGAGGTTCAACCTCCGAAGTGTCAATAGGAAAGTTAAGACCTTCTATTACAATCTTAACAGCTTCTTCTATGTCACTAGAAAGACCTTTCATTATTTACACAAAACTCTTTTAGATTTAAACATATATAATTTCTCTCCGAAAATATCAAATTGATATTCACTATCTTTTTTTACATACACAGTATCCCCTTCGATAAAACCTTGTCTAATTAAATCTTTATTAGGGTATTTTAATTTCATTTTATTTTCTACCTCTTTAACCCCCTCAAACTTAACATCGTCTACTATCGGACTACCAAAACAATAAGGATATATAGCTTCTTTGTAATCGCCTTTGACCACCATGTAAACAAGTTCTGGCTCTAAATAAAACAAATCATCATGTATATGGTATTTAGATGGTAAAGGAACTCCTTGATTATTGTACTGAACTCTAAATGTATTATGATGAACTATAACCTTATCTCCAACCTTAATAATACCATCATAACCAATAGGAGTATTAATTACTTCAGCTACTCTTTGTGTAAACTTATAATCCTCTACAGATGTAGTTGTTATTACTCCACTTTCCGTTTCGTTGTCGTATTTCTTGCCATCAAGAGGTTTCACTAAAAAATATAAAGGACTTCTCATATTATCTTTTTGTGTCGTACTCAATATGTGAGACTATATATTTACTAAAAGACTTCCATTTAACCTTACAACCATCATCATCTATAAATACATTATAGTAATCATCTTCTAAGATTATATCTTTTATTTTAACCCCAACTTGGTAGTGTATAGCTGTATCCCAATCAGTTCCTACTGTTATTTTTCTTATTACATCCATTAGATTAAATTTAATTTATACAAAAATAAAAAAAATCTAAAGGCTAAAACCTACTCTTAAACCTACAAACGGCTGTTGTACATTTAAATCGTATCCAGCTTCGACTCCAATAAGAACGCTATTTTTAATGTTGTAATCTAAACCTACGTTTAAATCCCTAATACCACCTTGAGGGTTAAATCCAACACCTCCGCTAACAAATACGTTGCTTTTACTTTTAGTAATAATAGTTTCTTTTTCAATTATACTGTCTTTACAAGTTACTATTGCTTTTAAATCCAACAATTCACCTGTAGTTAAAACTTCAACATCAGCTACACTTCTACTCCCAATAATTCTTTGATTATATTTATTAGCCTCTAATGTAGGTATAGAATCAGGTTTGTCTATATAAATAACTTCTGTATTTGTTTTATTTACATATACTTTTTTAGGTTTCACTATAGTATCCTTAATAACTAATGTATCCCTTACTTTTACTACTCTTGTTTTAGTTATTGTTTTAACTTCAGGCTCTTTCCCTTCACAAGAACTAGCTAATAGTATCCCTATAATTAGAGATACTAAAGCTACTAACAATGTTCTTCTTTTTATCATTTATTATAATGTAATTACTTCATAAGTAACATATAAATCTATAGTTCCATCACCTACAGTTGGATTACCAGTAAGTAGTTTAACTACTAAAGAGTCGTTTTCAACTAATTGTTTTGTACTTGTATATACAGGAGTTAATTTATTCAACTTATCAACACCAGCATTAACAACTAAATTACCATCTTCAGAAAAGATACCTACACTAGAAGTATTGTGACCTATTATTAAATCTCCAGGAGCATCAAAAGCTACTGTGTTAAATGTATTCCTAGCTATCGCTGATATTACATTAATAATTTTACCTACTCCTTGAGCTGGTATAATCTCTATTGGAATAGTATTTAAAGTTAATACTTGAACAGCACTAAGAGTGATTTTTATTTTTTTCTCCAATTGAATAACACCACTTTCGTCTGGTAAACTAGCTGTCCTACTAGCAGTTGGTGTTGTAGCTCCAATAATAGATTGCTGAAATCCAGTACCACTATCGTTTATAGTTACCCCATTTTGATTTAAAGCTGCATATTGCCCATTTACTTCTAATGTTTCTGAATTAGATATTTGACCCACTCTAATCTCTTCTGTTCCATTTTTGAAGGTTGCTACAAATCCAGTGTCTTGATTGTCAACATCGCCTACAGCCCATCCTGCTTCACCTATATCAGTAACTTGTTTAAATCCATTTGAAGAGTTATCGTAATCACCTATAGTTGCCATTCCTGTCTCATCTACCCTAGTTCCTTCTTCTTTATATAATTCATGTTCCTCTGTTGGAGGATTATTTTCATCATAAATCAGAAATGTATCTGCATTATCAAAAGTAGGATTTCCTGAATTAAATGTTCCAGAAGCTCCATCGTACCTATAAAGAAACCTTAGTCCACCGTTAGTGAACTCTATATACTGGTCTCCAGTAGCTCCTATTGTAATTCCTGTAGCATCCCCATTAATCCATGTTTCAAAATCATCTGTACCTATCTCACCTAAATTATTAACGACAGCATCAGGGCTATCTGTTATAGGTGGAGCAACCACACCTCCAACAGCTTCAGAGAAAATCAACTCTAAATTATTATTAGTTACAGTTATAGAGCCTCCTGTTCCGTAAGAACCAAAACCACTACCTTGTATTACATATTTTCTAAACTCACTCCTACCTCTACCTACACTAACGTATCCGACAAACAAAGGTATTTCATCTCTATCTATTGATACAGGAGTAGCTATATTATTTATTATAGAAGCTATATCTGGTTCTGTTGCGTCATCTATAGAACTAGCTGAACCAAAGTTGATAACTTTAACTTTATTGTCTTGAGCCATTGTGCTAAAAGCACTACTAAGGTATGTAGTTAAATCTTCAATTGTATAATTTTTAGTTTTATTTGAATCATCACCATCAGTTCCTATTACCTTATCTTTTGGAGTGATATTAGTGTCATTTACATATGTTTCTATTCTTGCCATGTTGCTTGCTTTTTTTTATTTTTTACCATTTTACCTTGTCAGCCCAATATGCAGCAGACATCTTACCTTTATTTATGTTTTTTTCATGTCTAGCTTTAAAAGACCTTCTTCTAGCTTTATCTTTGCTTGATTTAGGTGACTTACCTGCTCCAGATACTCCTTGTTGACCAAACCTTATAGTTTTAACCTTATTACCTTCTTTAGCAACCACAACGTGTGATTTAGTTGGATGATTAGGTGTTCTTTTAGGTTTATTAAAATCAGATACGCCAGTTTTTTTTATTCTTAACTTTTTCTTCATATATTAACGTATTCTATACCTGTTTCTAAATCTAATGTAACCTCACCTAAATCTCTTTTTTCTTTTAAGTCTCTCCAAGAGTAACCAAAGTCTTTTTGAAAATGAGGATAGTCTTTAAAATTCTTCCAATCTCCACCCCATTTGTAACCTTTACTTTTAAAGAAATTTATAACTTCAAACCAATCAGACTTACCATCATTATCTCCATCTCTAATCATATCCCATGAAGCTTCTTCAAACCTACCATCAAGGTTTTTATCATATAATAAAACTATATCAAAAGCTAATCCATAATTATGTATAGATTGACCTCCTTTAGCATTAGTTACTTTAGGTCTTTTATAGTATAATTTATCTTGTTCCTCATCTGTTCTATAAACCCAAGCAAACCTAAGACGAACCCCTTTACCTAACAACCTATTATTGCAATATAAGTAGTCTTTTTTTAATTGCTCTCTAATTTTCGGGTGAGCTTTGTTTATTCTATTTAAAGTTACTTTATCCATAGTTATAATCCGAATACATCCGAATTTAAAGTATTAAATAAATCATCTACATCCGTAAAACTTACTGGCACTCCATTGTATGTGTTTATAACACTATGTAATACATAATACTCTCTACGCTCTATATCTACAACTTCAACCATTTCAACACCATTGCGTTCATGTATTCTCATTTTAGCTATATCTGAACGAGGTATAGTTCCTTTCCTTGTTCCTAATTGTTCTATTAATGTATCGTTACCTGTTACATCAATACTTATTCCGTTGTTATTAGCTTTTACTATCATATATTTTTATATTTCTTCTGCAAATTCAAAGGTGACCCCAACATTAGCTCCTGTTCCTGTTTCTCTATGAATAGTAAAAACAAATAAGTCTCCAGGAGTTAAATAAATACTAGTTCTCCCTTCAAATAAAGCACTTTTGCTATATGTTTGGTCTTGGTTTAATCTACACCCAAACACAGGCTCTAACCCTGTTGTATCAAAATCCATAGCTCCACCAGTACCATCATTAACTATATACTCTAGATGACCATCTCCGAAATCAGTCCATGTCTGAGTATTTTCTGTTATCACAGAGAAATCCCTAGTACTCCAAACTCTGAATATACATCTTTGGTCTGCATAAGCACTAGCAAGTAAAGCTAACGTATCTCTTGTGTTTATTAAACCATTAATTGTATTTTTACTTCTTATAGCTATAATAGGTTCATTGAATCCTGAAATTGCAACTTGACCCGAGTTTGTGTTTATATTAACAGAACCATAAGTTAATCCATTAGCCTCTCCTCCTTCACTAGTAATATCAACACAACCAAAAACCATAGCATCATTACCTCCAAGATTTTCAGATTCAAATGCAGCAGGATTAGCAGGGTTATACATACTTAATCTATCTAAAGTTCCTAAATATGAAAACCTACCAACTTCCTTGTTGTTTATGAAGAAAATATAATTCCCTACACCTCTCCATTGATATTGTATATCATAAATATTACCTTTAGATAAATCTATTCCAATTACATTTAAATCAACTGTATCATCAGTTGTAACTAGAGATTGAGTTGTTCTAACTACTCCTTTTAATGTACCCGACTCTAATCTAAAGAATGCACCACTTTCTGCTGTGAAAGTACCAAAACTTCTATTCATTAGAGAGCTAGGATTAACAAATCTCATTGCTGTAGAATATAAATGACCTCTATTTGGTTGGTATCTAGGATTTCTATAACTCCTCATATAAGTCACATCATTCAAAGTAGCTCCTGCCACAATCTCTAACGCACCATCTACACTGGTGCAATTGGTGAATCCAGTTTGAATTACTGAATTTATTGTTTCATACCATTTAGTTATTGGTACGTTATTAGTAAACATACCATGTAATATAGACCTATCAGAAACAGTCTTAGGTCTACCCCAAGCATCGTAACCTAGTTCATTTTTAGATATATTTACGTTTTTTATAAAAGTCATATCTTATTATATTATATACCAAGCAGAACCATCACATTTAAGAGTAAAACTCTCTCCTTGAGACTCTAATGATACTGTTTCATTGAACTCAACTAATTCTGTAGAGTTCCCATCTATTATTATATTATTTATACTCGAATCTATTTTCTTTACATTTACCACAGATGATGTGTTTGACGCTACAGGTGGCAATGTTATTGTAAACTCACCTCCAGATGAATCACAAAATAAATAATCACCATTTATAGCATTATAGTTAGATGTTTTTGTTGAAGTAACTCCAACAAGATTATTTAACTCTAAAGCTATAGCATCTCTACTTGAAACCCAATCAGCACCATCCCATAAGTAAAGACCACTTGGATAGTAAGTTCCACCTAAACTACCAGGAAGCCATTTCGTTCCTTCTGATTGTTCTGCATAAGCTAAATCACCTATATTATCACCTGCAACAAAAGCACTGTAATTCAATGCTTGTTGACTTATTGTAACCCCAGAGCCGTTACCCCCACCTGTATTAAAACCCAGATTATCACTGAGAAATGTTTCTAAGGCTGCAAGACTAGCAAAAGGAGTGTCTGTGCTATCAACTAATACACTAACTTTAAACTTATGACTAACTTGATTAGTTCCTTGTTCTTGTTTTAATACTAAGATAGTGTCATTAGATTTAAAATCATAGCTAGTTATAGCTTTAATCATAACCCTATCATTGTCGTTGATGTTATCAGTAATCTTTAAGAAATTACCTTTTATCTCTAATTTTATTGTAGACATATTTAATCGTTTTTATTTATATCTTCTTCGTCTGTACAGTTATCTTTATACGTTTTAACAAAACCTGCTTTTATAAATAAAATAAACCTTTTTAATTCACTTTTTATGTGAGGGTTTTTTTCATTCCATTCTTTGTATCTGTGTACGAATCTTGAAGCGAAAGTTAATGCTACTGTAGTGATAACTACTTTAATCAATAAATCTTGGAAGAACAATCCTATTCCTCCTGCAAAAATGTAAGTCATATAACAATGTATTTCGCTGCTTAGTAATTTGCTAGGCATCTTTTTTTGTTTTTAGTTTGTTAATTATTACATCAAATGCTTCTAGTAAAATTTTGGGTCTAAAAATAAATACAGCAAAAACAACAGTTAAACCTACTTGGGATAGAGTAAGTTCTAATCTGCCTGCGAATAATTCTTTCAATTGATAGCCAACACCTGCAAAACCTAATAATAGGAATAAGATGTAAGCTATTTTATCTAAAACTACTCTAAATCTTCTGCTCATTTTTTAATTATTGTTTTTAACACTATAAATAAACTTGACAACAATAAACCATAGCTTATGTATATAGTATAAAATTCATTACTTATATTAAATAACACACAAATAACCCCAAACAAGTAATAAGAAACTAAACAATACATAGCCACTTTCTTTCTTATACATGGTGCTACTTTTGTAGGAGTACATATAATACTCAACATAAAAATAGCTGAAGTTAGTTGTGTCATTATTGGATACCAAAAATACAAATAATTATCAGACATTTCGCAGACAACTAAACTAAGTAACTCTAGAGCTAGAATATATATAACTCCGTACTTATATGTGCTTTTAGTAATATTTTTTCTTGTTAACCTTCCTAGTATTTCTTTTGGTAGTCTTGGCATTTTTCTTTTTTTTAGATTTATCTCCTAATACTTCTTTTGGTACTCTTGGCATAATTATAGTTTTTGTTTTATATAGTTATATGGAACGTAAAGTTGAGCTATTGTTTGCAATAAAACTAACCTAATCAACTGAACTCCTTTTCCATTTTTTAGCATATTATTAAAATATTTTATATCTGATTTAAACTTCTTTTTAAAGTCTCTATTAGCTCCAATTATATATTCATAGTCATGCAACATAGCATCTGCATCTAACTTTAAATACTTTCCTTCGTATTTATACCTCAGTAAATATAAATCTCTAACTATCGTAGCTCCATCAAACTTATCAGGGTTTCTGATAAAAAAATCAAAAGCATCTATATATTCTTTTATATCTTTTTCAGAACGATGCAATCTTCTAAGCCCTTCTATCAAGTCTTTTTTTGCTTGACATAGAAATGAAAAGTCTGTTTTAAAAAAATCGTTCTTACTACCTAGCATTATATCGCATTAAAATTATCATATAATTGTTGTGCCTCCACTAAAGTTAGACTTTCTGGCATATCATCTACTATAGAAAATGCACTTTCTATTTTACTATAAAGTTGAACATCTAACCATGTGAAACATTTTGTTCTAAAACGCTCTATAAACTTTTTAAAGTTACTAAAAGCATTTAATCCATATTCAAACTTAAATATTATCAACTGAAACATCTTATTTAAATGCGTTCCTGTAGGAGTAATTCCAAAAGTAGGTAAAACAACATCTAAAACATCTTCACTAAATTCATCTACCATTTCTCCTTGTATTAATTCAAGTGTATTATCATACTTAACACCACTTGTTATAATACCTTTTGCGACATCATATTTATCTTGATAAACTTCTCTTTGAGCTGTTAGAAACCCTATGTCTAAGTTGCTTTTATTCATACTAGAGGCTAATGCTCTAACATATAAATATTTAAAATATTTCTCTATTTCATTTGAATAATATTTCTTTTTTTCAATACCTATTGTTTCTGGGCTTGCAGAATCTATCCATACACCACCACTTAAATTAGGATGTATAAATCCATTTGAACCATCATAAACATTTGAAGTAGTTATCCAGTTAGCAACCAAATCTCCTTTTATTGTTTTGTTTTGATTAGCAATTAACCATTCATCTGTATAATTACCATCAAAATCACCATTATTTTTAATTTTACTTTTCATTTATGAGAATTTATATGTAAAAAATGGGTTGTCTAAATTTCCTGTCCCTGTTGTATTTCTTATAAACACCTGTATTATAGTTGGATTACTAAAACTATGTGCATTTATAGTAAAACTATGTGCATATGATGTTCCAGAACTAGGTATGTTAAATGTTTCTTGTACCAATATTTGCTCGTTTGTTTCGTTTCCATCGTTAGTAGAAAAATCATAAGAGTAAACTATAACATCATAATTACCAGCAACATTAGCAGTTCTTACATAAAAATCTAAACTATCCATTTGTGTCTTATTCTCTATGTAATAAGCTCCTGTATTTTGAAAGTTTGCTTGTACTCTTGAAGGAGTAGCACCTGTTCCACTTGTTCTAGACCATAAACCATCTAACCAACTTGTGTTTGAATTTTGATAATGACTATACCAAGTATCAATACTTGATAAAGAGATTCTTCTAGGACATTGAATCACAGTCAGGATTGAATCACTACCAGTACCAGAGTTAGCACCAGAACCTAAGTTATCACTAAGAAAGACCTCTAAAGCTTCTGTATCAGCAAAAGGAGTGTCTGTATCATCTACTAAAACAGATACTTTATACTTATAAGTTACCTGGTTAGCTCCTTGCTCTGTTCTAATATTAAGTATAGTGTCATTTTTCGAGAAAAAATACTTAGTTATACCTGATATTAATACCTCGTCATTATCATTAATATTGTCAGTTATTTTAAGGAAATTACCTTTTATTTCTAATTTAACTGTAGACATATTGCTTATGTGATTTATTCGCAAAGATACGAAAAATAAAAAGTTGTATCTTTGTACCTTAATCTATTAATAGTATTGAAATGAACGGAAAAAAGAAAATAAGAGTAA